TTGTAGAGCACCAAGGTATCTATTGAACGCCATTGTAGGGAAACTGCTTTTCTTTCTCATCTGCATGGCATTTTTAGGATCTTTCAATTTGTTGATTGCTTCTTCATCACCTGTTACAAAATACACAAAATTATACAAATCTGTGGAATACATTCTAAATCTATCATAATTTGAATGCTTGGTTTCTCTGGCATATCTTGTGGCTATTTGTCTGTATGTAGGATATTGGTTCAACAGTTGTAGGATTAACAGTGTAAGATACAACCTTTCTGCACAATCTGTATAGGTAAGGACTTTTTGATCCCTTGAATCACGAGTCATACGTGCTTCAAATAATGAACTTAAAAAGTCCAATTGATTAGTAGTTGCTTGGTTCTGCTTTATCGATTCCATACATTGACACAAATAATTCTACCATATCTTTTGATTGTAAAAACTTTTCAATGGTTTGACTTTGTTGAAGATCTTTTGTGAACTGTGCTTTTACCTGAGGTTTAACACTAGGTGCAGTTAACAATCTTCTCAACACTGTGGCTTGATTCATTGACACTTTGAATTTTTTGCCATCATCTGTTGTCACTGTGTCCAATGGATTTGGATTGCCTCGACTGTCCAGTATTTTGCCCAATTGATTGAATATAGAATCCTGCTTGAATTCTTTATCCATTCCCGCATTTGGATCATCTGCTGGATCTATGTCTTTAAACTCTTTTATAAATTCTTTTGCTTTCATTGTGTTCTCCTTATCTATTTATCGCTCTGTTGGCTCTAGTGAATCCAGAACGTTTCACCAATTTCATATTGCCTTCAGGAGATCCTAGTACATAGCCTTCTCCGCCCGGTTTGCCATTGATTGTTGCTGTTATATCGCCCTGTGCTGAATCCAATTGATTGATAATTGAATCTTTCACTGTCATTATTCCGCCAACCAAATTCCACAGTTTGCTGAATGCATTCATGTTTGCTGTAACATATTCTTTAATTTTGATTCTTTTAGGCTGACTCACCGCACTAGCCGCCAACCATCTTAAAAAATCATCACCCAATCTTTTTAATCCTGTATCCACTTTGCTATTGGTATATGTGTACAATATGTTTGGCAGATCAGTCAATTTCATTTGTGCTATTTTGTTTTTGTTCAACAATTTGTCTATGTCTGCTCCACTGTTGTTCACTAATGATTTCAATTGGTCCAATCCTTTCACCTGGATAGGATCTTTTTTGTTAATTGTTGTTGGTGGGATTGCCAATACAGAACCTTGTATCATGTCTAAATCTTTAATGGGTAGTATTTTTCCATCCTCAGTTAATGTGTGATGTACAACCACTCCAACTTTACTGTTGGCAATCTTTTGTCCTATTTCACTATTAACATCTACATTGTACTGAACAACATTAGGTTTGAATACTAAACTATTTCCTGTTTTCTTAGGTGTATTGAAGTATAACATATCTCCTACAAAATATCCTTGAAAGTTTTCAGGTACTGCTTCTGCCATTGTGTTAAACACTGAAGCCATTTTCGAAGCATACTGCGATTGTGATTTCTTCTTGGTAGCATCTTTGCCTCTACCCATAATAACACTTTTTAAATCTTCAGGGTTAGTTGCTCTGCCATCATATCCTTTAGCAACAAATCCAGACTTGTCTGTAAAAATAAATTCACCATTTGGATTTCTACCAAACACCACTGCAGGAGAACCATCCCATTTTATTGTGAGTGACTGTGTGCTTTTGCTTAATGATTGTAATTGTTCAATTGCTCTTATGGCTCCTTTAGAACCTTCCCAAAAGATTAAATCTTCTGCGTGTTGGATTCTTGATTCTTTAAGTGCGACATTCTTTCTGTCCACTTCTTTAAATTCTACTAATCTCATATTTTTATTTTGTTAAGTAATCTTCTATACCACCCAATAGGGTCATTCATATTCTCAGGCAATTTTTTTCCCATCTTAGCAAATGAATCTTTAACATCTGCTATTAAAGTATCATAGTCTGATCTGCCTTTAATTTTTGCGTGTATGGTTTCCACAGTGTTAAGATCATTGGCAGTGGCTCCTTTGCCCAACAATAATTCTGCTATCTTGTTAGGATCTTTAGTAACTGGTTCATTGGTGTCTCTATTGAGTAGTCCTGCTTTGTGACTCCATTTGTATCCAAGTGGTTTCGCTATGGAAGCCATCATCACGTGTCTGTCTGCACCTTTGTATTCTGATCCAGGTTCGCCACCTTGTAAACTCCACTTCATCCATTCCGGATCACCAAACATTAAATCTGTTTGTACATATCCATTCTTGGCACTGCCTCTGATTGGAGTTTTGAAGTGTACACTGATACCACTCTTCTTAACCCATAGTTTAGGATCTTGCTTGTTTTGAATTGCCCACTGATTCAATTTGTCTGCCAGTTGATCTTTTGTTACTTTGCTCTGGTCAATAGCAACATCTAAATCACCTGATGTAGGTGCTTTGCCAGTGGTACCTAATGTGTTATTCTGTAAATCTAGTCCTGTAATTTTTTCTAACCAAGCAAGTGTAGGGGAAACGTCTGCTTGATTAATTCTAGTTGTGGCTATTTGTCCATTAGGATCTTTGAATACATTGCCACCCTCTTTAAGAATCTTCATTTGTTTTTTTGCTTTCAATTATTTTTTTGATGCCAACTTGAAACTTCTTGGCTTCCTTGTTACGAATACTGTTTAAAAAACGTCTTTCCAACTCCTGTGCTTGTTCTTCTGGGTAATTCTCTGCGATTGTGTTCAACAGATTCACAGCACTTTCAATGATGTTTGATCCGGTTGTTTCTATGAAGGCTTCAGCGTCATTGACTCTGCCAATGTTTCTCAATTCATCTAGTATGCTTCTGGTACGTTTTTTCATAGTCTTGCCCTACTTTTTACTATTTACCGATTAGAAAGCAAATATAAAGCAGGCATTCATAGTATAACAGGTCTAATTTTGGTTGTCAATCTTTTAATTGATAGTGTATTTCTGCCTATAAATACATATATTATTATGGACTTTTTAACATTTGTATCAGAAGTGGGTTTCCCAATAGCAGGCGCTGTGGCCTCAGGAATCTTTATCTTTATCATTTTGCGATTCATTCTAGCCACTGTGACAGGCTCTGTGAATGGTTTGAAAAACATCATTCAAAGTCTAGACAACAGAGTGCAGACCATGAACAATGACCTTATCAAGATAGACACATTGCTTTCACACATAGAAGGTGTCAAACCTAATGTGGACAGAATAGCCGCCAACGAAGGCAAGGAAGACGCAAGGAAAGATTAATGACTGTAGAACTAGCCAACGCAATTAAAGAGTTTGGATTTCCAATCATAGCCGCATTTGGATTGGGTTACTTTGTGTACTATGTGTGGACTTGGGTAACCACAGAAATTAAACCTGTACTGGCAGATGCCAACAAAACATTGATTGCCTTGATAGATAGAATTAGAATGTTGGATAACGATATGATCAGATTGACTCAAAAACTGAATATGTTGCTAGAACAAAAAGACAAACAAAAAAATAACAAATCTAAAAAATAACTATTTTACAGTAAACACTTTTATTTTCTCAGTTTTGCCTTTTACTTTAATTGTGCCCAAACTGTTAAATTTGAATCCATTTGTTTGATTTTTAGTCTTTTCACCTATCACAAGTGTACTGCCTAATTCTTTAGAACTGCTTTCCAATCTACTTGCTAGGTTGACATCATCTCCTATCACAGAGTAATCAAACCTTTGTTCTGAACCCATGTTGCCTACCAACGCTTCACCTGTGTTTATACCTATGCCAATATTGATCGCAGGCAATTTTTCTTTCTTTAATTCTTTGTTTAGTTTTTTTAATTCTTTCTGCATTTCCACAGCACTCTTGACTGCTCTATTGGCGTGGTCTTTCATATCCAATGGTGCGTTCCAAAATGCCATGATACAGTCTCCCATGAACTTGTCTATGGTTCCACCATTGCTGATGATTATGTCTGTCATGCGTGTTAAAAATCTATTGATCAGTTTTGTGAGTCCTGCTGGATTACCTTTGTACTTCTCACTGATAGGAGTGAACCCTCTTATGTC